TGTACAACAACAACACATTAAAAGATATAGAGTTTCGCGATTGCATAAGCAAACAAAACAGCTCCCCCCACAATGTACAAGGGCTGTCGGCTAGGTTCGAGACGGTAACACCACTACCATCGGGCTGTGGTCTTGAACCCATGAGCTCAGGACTACAGTCACCCTTCACTTTCCGCTTGTCCATTGAGGAGGAACTTGTAAGCAGAAGCAAAAAAGAGGCTTATAAGATTACAACACTTTATTGATGTTTGTTTTTACTGGCATACACTGATCATATGACGTGGGCTGGATGTATGCTCCTGTTGGATCCACGTGGTATGTAGGCGTGTAGTTGCTCTCTCCTCCCAGTGACATCCCGAGTGCAGTATGTCTTCTTTCTGGACGCCAGTTCTTTGTTGCGTATCTTTCTACCTCCCATACAATTTCACAGCTGACTTGTCCAGTACAGTATATGTTTAGGTATGAGTCTGCATTTGAGGCAGTTGGAACTGGAATTTTTGCCATTTTTATAAAAATAGTGCCTGGAGGATGATCCATTGCAATTGATCCATCAAATGGATCCATGATTGTGTGTTTGTCAGCCCTTGGTTTTTTGCACCAGATTGGATTTTCTCTGGTGATAGGAAATCTGTCCCAGACTTGATTTGGAAACATCCATATGTCCCCCACTAGATTGTATGTGGTTTGGTTTCCTTTGTATAGGAGTTGGTCTCTAAGCATTGAGAGTGATGGGTTTGCAATTATGTTTCCATTATTTCCTGTTCCTTCTGGTGTCTGGTACCACTGAAGTTTGTATTCTAGGTTAGTTGGTGCCAGACATCCGTTTGGAGGATCAAAGCCAGATCCAAATCCTGCAGCACCTGTGTTTATGTGTGTTCCTTCTGGGTTAGTGCAAACCATGAATGGAGCAGTGTCTGATGACTGTGGTCCTACTCTTTGTGCACTGAGCAGGCCAGGTCCTGTCATCCAGCTTGTTGGTTTTGAGTATGGCTGAATTCTGCCTGTGCTGGCTGCTGTGCTTCCGTTTTGTCTTATGTACTGAACTCTTCTTGTTGGGACTTTTGGATTAAACATTAGTCCAGGAGGAATGTATGCTCTTTCATTGTTAACCCATTCACAGTCAAAGTTAAAAGTAAATTCAGTGCTCTCACCAGTTCTAAGTACTTGGTGGTCACTGTTTTCAAGTAGAAAAAAAGGCATCTGATACAGAAGTGCTTTTTCTGTAGCATTGCCTCCAGCTGCATTTCCATCAAGATCTGCGAGTTCATTTTCAATAGGAATATATCCATATTGAAAAAGTTTCCAGGTCTTGTATGGAAGATCAGGCATGACGTCCTCATCCCATGGATGAGATGCATTTGGGTAAGCATGCTCTCCATCACAAAAGATGTGAACGCCAGCTGTGAGGTCATTGTTGTATGTTGTGTCAGCACCATTTGAAAGTATTTGTTTTATTTGCAAGTTGTAAATCTTTACTTGCATTGCTTTAGGTCTGAAGCGCTTATATTCATTTGTAAGGCGCTGCCAATCCTGTGGTGAGAAGTGACAGCTGTATTGATTAAAGTTAAAGTATGTCCATGGAGTTGTGACGCAGCGCTGTGATTTTCCACTTTGGTTTGTTGTTTCAATGGCCTCTGTTTTGTAGAGGTGACCATTCTGAATTGTGGTTATAAATTGTCTTGTGTTTTTAGTAACCACATATTTGTCTGAAAAGTGAGAACCTCCGACCCACCCTCCAGTGGAAATCCCCACACCAGATCCTTTTCCTCCTCCAATACTTCCTGTTCCTCCCCCTGAGGTGTTTTGTGGTGCGTCCACAGTATCAGGTTGTTGGTCTTGAATGTCAGTGTCAGACATTTTTGAGGTTCCTGGTTTAGGTTCACTTTTTTTTGTTTTTTTTGCACCTTTATTTGAGTTAGCAAAGTAAAAGTGTCTTTTTTGGGCTCTCTCTTTATTTCCCAGAGCAGGAGCCACGGCGCGCTTTATTTTAAAAAAACTGGATCCAATAATTCCACCAATTGACCAATCGTCTTTTAGATCATCAATGAATTTTTCATCAGCTTTATTGAAATACAGGTATGGATTTTTACCACTCTTTATTAGTTCAGAGTAGGCGTGATCATGTAATTGAGCAGCGCGATCAGCGTTATTTACAGGTTCACCGTTATCAAGTGGATTAAATGGCCCAAGATATCTGTATCCAGGCAGCACCCACCCTCTAGGCTGTCTCTTAATTGGAGGCATCTGCTTCCATGCTTTCAGCAGCAGAAAGCATTTCCTCGTCAGTTATCTCGTCTGCTTCTGTCTGTGAGGAAACATTAGCTAAGTGTCTACGGTACACATCATCCCAGTAATTACATCTTTCACAATCAGAGTTATTTCTAAAGTGCCAGAACATATTTCTGTATTTTTGATCTAGTGTTTTCTTTTGATTAAACAATAGTTCTCTAGTGTTATCCCATCCTATTTTATTATCAATTTGTAGTTGTTGAAACTGTTGTTTCATTTCATTAAAGATTGAATTAGTACCATCTCTAGCAATGCGAGTAGAGTGCCAGTAGAACCCACACCACCCTGGAGCTTCAGGATTGGAAGCTCTGTGTTGACTGAATACAGTGTATGGATTTGTTCTATTGTCTTTTTTCCCCGATGTACTCTCCCTCGTCTTCATCACTTGGTCTGAGGTCTTCGAAGCAGTGCAAGACGATAGGTGGCTGATTGGGTGTTCCTGATGATATGAGCCCGAGCCTCTCTCCCCACTGTGTCGGATCGGGCTGCGGCTCCTGCTCCTGTGATGAGTTGTCTGCCAGTGTCTCTTCCTCTCCCCTCTTTCTGGACTCCCTTTTCTTTTGTAGGAGCGATGCTTGTCTTTCATATTCCCTGAGCTCATCTTCGTCACGTGGCTGTGCGTGCCAAGTGTTAAAGAAAGTAATAGTACTTACAGAGCTCGCAGGTGAGTTTGGAGGACTTGCTGGAGCAGTTAGACGACGTTTCTTGGGTGGACAATAGTCCACTTGCGATGTCTCAGGCTCGGTGTCTTCTCCGTCCGAATCCCCCAAGTCACCTAAAAGTAAAAATTGGTAAAAATAGCGAAGTGAAAGTAAAAGAATTACTTGCGCATGCGTATTTACTTACTTGGTGTGATGTCTCCTGTGCTAGTTTCGCTTGCGCGATCAGTGTACATAGAATTGTCAGCACTATGAGGAAGGTAACCACCGCAATCAGTGCAGTATCCGTTTTCGTGAAGTGTAAAGTCCTGTGAATGAGTAGGACAAAGGACCCCAAGAGGAAATGAGTTTGGAATTTTATCTAAATTCCATTTTTGTTTAAATCCTGTCAGAGTACAGTCGTACTCATTGAAACACCACTGTAGAAGAGCTGCAATCTCAGTAGCAGTGATTTCTCCAAATGTTTGAGGAAGTTGTTTCATAAAATTTAGCTGAATCACTCTTTCTTTTAATGGAGCCGCGTGAACATGAGAAACAGAATTGCCACCAACAACCGCGTAGATATCGTGGTTAGTGGATATAATTACAGGTGTTTGAGTTAAAAGTACACTGTCTCTATGCTTGACGTCAATTCTGCATTCTGTCCCGCCCAAGATACACTTTGCAGGTTCCACCCAATCCTGGTGCATTAAGCACTCCTCCCACCAAACAACTAGGCGTTGTCTGCAGTCATTAAATACAAATCCTTTGTTCAAATGATTAACACACCCATAAAGTCTAATCCCTTGGACGATTGCCTTGGCCATATTTGTTTTACCTGTTGAGGCAGGCCCGTAAAAGCAAACAGTGTTTTGTTTCCCGAATTGTTTGTTCAGGACACAGCACAGGGCGTGACCAACGGCTAGAGGATTATAGCCTTGAATCAACAAAAGCTGTAAAGCTTTATTGTCTGAGTCAAGCGAAGTAACAGGATGTAGATGAAAAAGATATGTGAGAGCTGTAAAGTTAGAACAAACATTAATATGGTGCATGCCCAAGACTTGTTCTATAAGGCGTGCCCCTCCTGGTTGACCTTCAAGCATAAGGAGTAGTTCAGGACAATTAGCTACTAAGTCTTCATAAACTAATAGATTTAGCTCTTTACATTTGTCTAGCAAGTTTAGCATAAGTTTTTCTTTTTTGTTAGGTTTATAAGTAGTGCTAACAGAAGACGCAGCTAGGCGCTGATCTCCTACCTCAGGAAGATGTTCCCACGGACCACGTCCTCCATAGGCCATTGTTTGAGGCCCTGGAATGACTTCGTTATCTAGGGTTGCGTGGTAGTTTTTTCTGTAATGTTCTGGAAGCGGCAGCCCGTTAATAAGAGTGTGAGAGTAAGTTTTTTCAGCTAAAATGAACCAGTTGTCAGGAGAAGTACAAACATCAGGTTTGCTGTAAGATGAAATACATCTATTTTTAGGTAAAAGGTAGTTTTTGAAGAAGCGAAGAGGATCCACTGTTTGTGCATGAAGGTCTCCTCTGCGATCTCTATATTGAAGGATCTGCATGTTGCCGCCAGTAACTCCACCCCATGCCTCTCGCTCAGCCTTTTTTAGAGTGTGAAATATGTCAGCCTCCTCAGGTTCAAAAGGACGTGTAGCCAGAAGAGATTTGCAGCGTTGAATTATCTCAGCTAGTATTAAACCATAGAACTGAGCACAGGATGATTTAGCATTCCTCTTGCTTAGTCCTTCTCCCCCAACTATAATATGGCAGTGTAAGTTTTTCTCTCCTAGCTCAGACTGAACTATGATGTCACAACGAGGAAACATATTCCTTTGTTTGTGTGACATGAGAGTAGTTGTTGCCATGTAAACAGCCTTGCAGAGAACAGCCCCAAAATGGCGATCTTCTAAAGAAATAAGCAAGTCATCACGGATTATGTCTTCATCCGGATGAGGAGCGCAGTTTCTTAATTGTATCATAGATTGTTCAGTTCCATGAGCTAAAAGTGCATGAAGCAGCCATTCTTTTTCTTTCCATTGTGGATATGGAAATTTGAAGACATAAGTAAAAGCAGGTTGAGAAAAAGCTCTAATCACAGGAGGATTGAAAGCCATAGTAGACTCACCACAAGCGTGGAGCTTTTTCCAGAGATGTTCACTCGCCGGAGACCGGATGCAGTCTGATTGAATCAGGAAGTGCAGCAGCTTATATAGGTTTAATACTCAATTCTGATTGGCTATCATACGTCATTTCCTGGGAGTGGTTATGGATTACATCATATAACCACTCCTCCTTGTGAATATTTATTATTTTATATGTGACGTGGTTGTACAGACGCCATCTTGGAATCCAATATGTCTGCCGGC